ATTTTATTGATTCATTGCTTTGACAATATCAGTTTCTTCTGTTGATTTCGGCTCAACTGCTGATGCGGGTTGAGTGATTGTCAATAAAGATTCCTGTATTCTCTTTATTTCGGATTCCATTAATTCGTAAGTACTATCGGAATAATTCCCTTTAGTAATTGCTTTTAACAGATTGTCTAAACGCAAAGATAATGATTCTTTGTTTTCTGATTTGAAGCCCAAAGTAGGTGTTTCAGGATTCGCACCCCACAATACCGCAGAACCTTCGTAAAGTTTTAATTCACTGATTGTTCTTACTCCGCTTTTTGATTCGCTTTGTTTGATTGTGCTAAACCCGATTGAATGTTGATTGATTAACCCAGCATCGTAAAGTTTAATTAAATCTTCTCCTGCTTGTGTTTTTACGATTTGAGTAACGGCTACCAATTTGTCGCCATCAACATAAAGCTCACTAGGTTTTCCTATAACGTGATTCATATCGGCTTTGTGGTCAACTAAAGACCAAATCATATTCTTAGCCTTTGGTCCACGTTCAGTTAATGTCTTAGTGAATGCTTCAGGCACGATAATATCGTTGTCTAAATCAATATTATTCATTCTTGACCAAACCGCTTTAACAGTCCTTGTCTTTGTACTAACGTCCATTATAGAATCGTTAATATCTTTTAATTGTATTTTACCCATATAACAAAGTTATAATTTTTTTATAATGCTTGTGAAATTAAAGAATAAACGTCGTTATTGTTTTTATCGTTTAGCATACTCCATATCATTCCCATATCTCCTTTTGGTGGATTTGTGTCATAGGTTACATAATCATTATTCGCATCTTTTACGACTTGATACCCGATTGTGCAACGGCAATTACAAACGTTTCCTGCGGATGCGTGAAAGTCACCTGGATAATCCATATACTCAAAACCTAAATTATCTAAACTAGGCACTTCAAATTTTGAATCAATTGGTACTTGTATTCCGTACATATGATAATGGTCGTTTTTATCTCTAGGAATAATTCTAGTTCTATTGTCTAAAGTACTAATCCAAATCTTATTCGTTCTTAATCCTGTGGAAATTGCACCGACTACTGAACCTGTGTTAGCAGCTTTTGCCGTTTCGGTTCTTGCAATAAGTTCGGCACGATAATCGGTAATACCTGCCGTTTTTAAATTCTTGATTGTTTCTTTTAAGGTCAATCCTTCCTCAATTCCTTTTTTAAGATAGCGTTGAATTTGTTGCCTTGTAGTGTCGGTAATATCCTTAATAAGTTGGGCTAGACCTTTGTAATCTAGGTAGCGAACTATGACACTTTGCCATAAGTCGCTAAAATATCCCTTATGTTCATTCGGTAGATTCGATTTTAAGCCCTTTTTTAGCCCTTTGTAGGAACTTTCTGCCATTTGTGTACCCATTGCTATGTGAAGCGAATAAATCGTTTGTTTTAAGCCTTTAGTGGGCAAATCCTCTAATGACTGGGTACGACAAAACGCATCCACCTGTGCTTGAAGTTCTTTTTTAAACTTAGGGGAATACGTCTTGAGTGCTCTTGCATACAATTTCTTGTATTGGTTCATTATTTATTTAATGATAGCAAATAAATAGTTTCTGCGAATAAAGTAGCAATTTCATCTACTTGATTTTGAATCCAAGTTTCTTGATAAATGGTTGTTCTATCATCTTGAATTTCTTTATAACATTCTTGGAAGTATGCCATTACTTGCTCAGGGTTTTGATAGTTCATTGGTTGAATAATTGCATAATCAACTGGACGACCATAAATACCGCTTACGCTTTCAACTAATCCGTCTGTTAATTCTAATATTTCATCGTAAAAGTTATTTAATGCTTTGTGCATTGAATAAACATTGGTTTGATGATGCCAAACAACGGCTTGGTCAAATGAAGATTTTAAATATCCAACAAAGTCCGCAAAATTATCTTGTGGAGTGTCTTCGTTTGGTTCATTTGGGCTTTCTACTTGCTCAATTGGTTCAGACATTTCAATATCGTTGAATGCTTTTAATTGCTTGAATTGTGCTTCTAATTCGCTGATTTGTTTTTCTAAATCGTTTATCATTATTTATTATTTAAAAGGTCATTAAGATTTTTAGGTACTTCCAAAGGTGCAAAAGTATCCATTGGTGCAATATTGCTCGGAATGTATAGTTTTTCAAGTTCGGTTTGGTCAACATAATCAGGAATCTCCATACCCATCTCCTCATATTTTTGCTTAGGAGTTAACCACCAAGCCTTATCTAACCAAGCCACTTGTTCAGTCTTATTGACTTCTAGTTCTTTGTAAATAGATACATCAAAGTCAACATAAACATTTTCGCCTTTATATCCCCAATCAGTCCAAAGTTTTCTATTTAAATTATCTCTTAATGAAACTAACAAAGGAATGGCACAACGCAACGTCAAAGCCTTTTCACCTTCTTGTTGATTGTTGTAAGTTTTATTTGCTGCATCATTTAAAAGTTGCGATGGCACTCCGTAAATATTACAAAGGCTTACCATATCCCATTTCTCACTTTCTAAGATTCCTAATTCAACAGGGCTTAATCCTATTTCTTTCCAGTCAACTTTATAACCTGAAACGGCTATTTGATTAAAGTTTTGGCTACCTGCTTTATCGCTTACTGATTTCTTTAATGCTATTGCTTGGTCTGCTCCGCTTATTGGGTCAAATCTATCATCATTCATAAACAACACTCCCGCAGGTCCACCATTTTGAAACGCAGATACTGAAGCAGTTTTTGCTTCGTTGCTTCTAGTTAAAGTCCTAGATGCAGCCTTTAAAGGTGATTGCCCATAAAGTTGATTACCCGTTATATTCCATTGCGGGTTAAAGTATTTGTCGTGTAAAATTTCTTCAGTTGTAAATGACCACAACTTACCATAGTATAATTGATACCCTGCTCTAACTGGAGGGAATACTTCGACGTTTGCGATAATTGCCATAAACTGGGCTGGGAGTGGGTACAATTCCAAAGGTTTTCCTTTGTTTGCTCCTGCTTCAATAAGTTTTCCATAAATGAATGAATTTCCTGTGATAAGTTTAAATGCACACCATTGTTCAACCATATCTGACCAAGTGTCTTCAGTATTAGGAAATTTCAAAAGTTCGTTTAATCTTTGGTCGCCTGTATAAATTTCAAATGCCTTTGCGTGAAGTTCTTTCATTTCCTTCCAATTGGTAATCTTGTCAGGATTTTGCATTAATGCTTTATATTTTTTTGCAGAAAATTCATCGATTGTTTTATAAACGTGAAAAGGAGCAATTTTTGCTTTTTCAGTTATCAATCTAACAATAGAATAAACTATGTCGTTGCTTACATATCCATCATTTACAAAGCCCTGTGCATCTGCACCTTGCCACGTTACAATTCCACGATTTATTGAAACAGAAGAACCTAATGGTCCTTTCATTGGCAATACCGAAGTAAGAGGTTTTGTTTTAGGTGCTTTTGCTTTTGCGAAAATATCCCAAATAGCCATATTAGTACATTTATGTCAAAGTTAAAGATTTTATATTAGAAAACACTTACAACAAATTTAGGAGTATATTCAAAGTACATTCTCATAGCAAGACAATCACTAAAATCGGGTGAACGACCTATCGCAGCTTTGACTTTATCCTTTGGGATTATTCCTTTGCTTGAATCATTGTCAACATTCTTTTGTTTGACTTGTTCTAGCTCCTCTATTATCATTTGCTTTTGTTTCCCGTCAGCATTGATAAACATTTTGCTATCGTTTATTAACTCGGCTAATTTGTAATAACATTGCGATTTAAGGTTGTCAAAGTTTTCTTTAGCGTGATTTACTGGATTCTTTAACGCAGTGCTATTGTTTACAAATCCTTTGCACCTAAGAATATCCACTACCCCACCGCCTACTCCATCTTCATCGACTACAATATTTGAATAAGGTACTTTAAAATCTAATGCAAAGTTCTTTATAAGTTCAGCAACTTCAACAACCGATTTACCACTGTATTGATAAAGTTTAACACGCATTCCACTCCATATCCCAATAACAGTACTATCAGAGCCAAAACGTGCCACATCACAAGTAATATAAGGATTGCCGCTAGGCACAAAAGCATTGGTAAATGTGTCAAGTATTTTTTCATAATCTATTAATTGTGCAGCATCTGAAGAATATTCCCAGTTGCCAAATAGCAATCTTTCTTTGCTGACTTTATCTAAAGTTAAAAGGTTTTCTTTGTAGTGTTTTGAAATGTAGGGATTGTCATCTATTAATGAAGCTATAAATCTTTTATTGTTGGCAATGCTTCCGTCCTGTTGTGGCTTGTAGAACTCCGAGTATGCCCAATTCTTTGCTGGGTTACAAGTGTAAAGAATCTTAGGTACTAAATCATTCTGGTCCAGTTGAAACCTTATCCTTGATTTGATGATATTCCTTGCTTTGTCATCTACTTGATTAGCCTCATCTATAAAGGCATCGGTAATCTCTAATGAACCTAATTCATCAAAGTTTGGGTCGGATGGGTAAGAGTATAAATCTTTAAGTAGGATTGTTGAGCCATTAACAAATTCTATTTGGCTAGTTTGAGCATTAAACTTGTAATGTTTACCTGATTCTAGTCCTTGCATTTTAGCTACTTGGAAAAACGAAACAAGGGTGGTTTCTTTTAGGGTTTTTAACACGGCTCTCCCAATTAGTCCTCTTGTATTGGGATATTTTAATCTTTGTTTAAGTTGCCAGTAGCAACCTAACGCAGTCTTACCACCTCCAGCTCCTCCTCCAAATAGAATCTCATTTGTTGTTTTATCTTCTAATAGGTCTAAAGCAGTTGTTTGTTTTATGGATAATTCCATTATAGGCTTCCTTTGTTTTCTACATAGGTTTTCTTCTCCTCCCAATTTATTTGCAGTCCTCCTGATAGTTCTATCTCGTTAATTTGCTTGGCTCTGCCTTCTAATCTATCAAGCAATTCTTGATATGCTCTTATATCTCCTTTCATTGCTTTAGCTATAATTTTCATATCTAGTTGTTCGGCAATGCTAAATTCTTCCATTTCGCCTGTTACTGGATTTTTAGTTGTAGTAACTAATTCCAATAAACGAAGTAATCTTGTCTTACTATTCAACACACCTTTAGGTCTTCCATTAGGATTTCTAACCTCTCCCTTTTGTGCTGGTATTAAATTTTGTTCGTTTGCCATATTTTCTTATTTCTTTCTAATTAAATACAAAGGTACTAATCAAGTCCTTTAAATGCTTTTAACGGATAAAACACCAAAGAATTTCTATAACCACCTTCTTGAATTGGAACTATTGGAGTTACTCCATGAACATTTCTCCAAGCAGGATAAACCAGCATTGAATTGTCGCAACTATCCATTGTTGCTCCGTAATCAGGCACGGTTGTGTTTCCTCCTGTTGCATTGTATTTTTTAGCAATAATTACATTTACACATCCTTCTAAATTACCCGCATCTCTATGAAAAGCTGCGGCAATATTGTAATTAGATATAGAACTTGTAAATAAATTACCAAACCTCCATTTTTTAGGTATATTTTTTTCTATTATATCTTTTTGCCTTTCGTAAATATTTGGAGCAATCAACTCCAATAATTTTTCGCTTTCTTTGCACAACATAATCATAGCTTTTACAAAAGTTTCGGCAGATTTAACATTGTGAACGCTTGAAACACTTGCATAAGGTCTCCTCATATGAGGTCTCGGAGCAACACTACCTAATATTGAAGAATATTGTTGAACCTT